GTCAAGGCCGCCGAAACGCATAACGCCTGGCACGTCAAACCGAAGCGGGCCGGTCTGGTACACAGGTAAAAACCTATGCGGCATCGGCATGTGCAGCTTCAGGACTTCAGGGGAACGGCGGTACGCGATCATGCGCGCGTCTGCGCTAATGCCTGCCGTGTCCAGCCCGCGTGTAGCCCGGATGGTCAGCGGTTGGCCTGTTGTCGCCGTGTACACGTTGTTCTGACGGATGAACTCCAGAATGGTCATATTCGTGTCGGTCAGACGTTTTGAAGCGATGTAGTTCCAGCGATTGAATGGCAGCAGCAACGTGTCCGCGAGGACAATGTTGTTGGTCGCCCCCTGGACATTCGTCAGCGCGCCATTAACATCCGCGATGATTTCGTCCGGGGTGGTTGTGCCACCTTCCCAATCGCCATTCGTCGCGCCAACTGCGGTTACAGCTGAGTTGTCGAACAGGCCCTGCATGCCCTTGCTCGCATCGCCCGTCAGAGCGATCCGATCGATCATCTCTTCAGCTGCCCGGCGGGCGGCGTTGGCCTTGTCATTCGCCAGTCCGAGTCCCAGCATTTGCGCCTGGTTGATCTCTTCCCAGCCGTAGCCGTAGCCGATGCCTGCTGTCAGAATCGAGGATTCAAACTGCGTCATTTCGACGTCTGCCATCGGGATATCGTCGGAGTTGCCGTTGATCCAGTCAGCCCGTCCAGCTTTATCGGAGGAGAAGAAAGTCACGGTTTTCGCGAACGGGTGCGCCGTGGTATCTACCGGGATAAGCTGCGGGTACTGAATGTCAGGGTACCGGATTGCATAAACAGCGGCCTCAACACTGGCCGTTTGCGAAATGACAAAACCCAGCGCAGCTTGTGCGTCAAAAGTCCTCATGATAAACCTCCACCAACTAAGCGAAGCAACGCGAGTTCACCATCCGCTGCTGTAGAATCCCATCGAGCGTTAGTGACGAGGGGGGAACTGCTTGTGCCCAAAGCGCCGGCGGCTAGTGCCACCACAGGATCGCCCGCGCTTACGCCGCCGCTGTTTGCTACCCAGATAACGCCGCGCGTCATGATGCGGGCCTCTGATAATTCAGCAAACAGATTGGGGGCGCTCGGGTCGACTGACTGATCGCGCACTGTCACGCCCAGAAAGTCTGAACCGTCGGAGACGACGCAGTCCCGGTCTTCGGTGCCCTGCATGACTGCAAGTCCGAAAGCGATCCCGGCCTCGTCTTCTACATTCCGCGAAATTAAATCGCGGGGCTCTTGGTTAGCAATCGCGCCGGCGTAGCCGACCGGGATGTTATCCGAATAAGTTGATTGTACGGTAGGCATTATGACGCTACTCCTTTGTACGCGTTTGACATATCGCTCACCATTTTCGCGTGAGCGGTCTCGGCGTTAACGGCTGGCTTGTTGTCAACACTGCGCAGCGTCCGGCGGACCGGATCCTGGGTGCTGTCTTCGGCCAGAATGTCGAAACGGGCTGCAACGTATTCGACCGACTTACCGTCGATCGCTGTTTGCCCGAGGTTCGCTGCGACTGCGGTGCTGCGGATATCAGCGGCAGACTTGCCGGTGTAATCCAGATCAGCCACGCCTTTTGCCGTTGCGATAAGATCGGCGCGTTCTGTGACCTTCGCATCAAGGTCCGCGTCGGATAATTGCTTGCCGGTCAGGTCGTCGATTTTGGCNTCCTTCGTTGCCAGTTCGGCGTCCTTCGTTGCCAGCGTNGTTTTGTGGGTGGTTTCTGCGGCCGTCAAAGCTGTACGGGCGTCCTGCAACTCTCCAGTGAGTTTAGAGATTGCCTGCGCGCCAGCGTCGGTGGTTTGAACAGAAAGCCCATCAACCGTTACGGTCTGTAGCTTTACTTCACTCATAGTAGAGTCCTCTTCGTGGTTGTCCCCCATTTTTAACTGAGCCCCACCCCGGGCGCGGGGAACGAGCGCCAGATGGTTCATTCTTAGTTTACGCTGGACGGCGTCGTACTGCTCACCGTCCGGGGTGGTCCCCGCTGTCGTGTCCAGGTCCATGGTGTAACCCATTGACAGCTCGCGCTTTCCGTTATTCATATCGGCGATCGCGCCGGCGTCCAAAAGCATAATCGGCACGCGGACAAATTCGCCGTCTCGCATAACCTCATCGCCGGTTTGCCCTTTAGCGTATTGCTTCCAGTTTTTGGCGTCCACCATTTCGCTCGGGTGGTCCGATGTTACCGGGCGGTGGGCGTATGATGCCATCGCGTCCTCATGGAATACCTCTTCAGCGGGCCTGTAAACGCGCACCACGCGCGAAGCGTCGCCGGTCATGCCCAGCTCGCCGGCGCTGTATAGTTGTATTCCCGTGCGAGCTACGCGGGCCTCTGCTACCAGATAACCATCGCGGGTCATACGGGTGCCGCTTGCGTCCACCGTGTCGAATAGCATCATTCTGTTATCTCCTCGAATGTCTCGGGTCCCAGGATAATCGGCCCCTGGTACGGCTCGGCGCCTTCAGGCAACTCGCCGTAGGTCAGGGTGATGTGGGCGCTGTATGACTCGTAATCAGACGAGGCGCCCCGCTCGATCATTGAATTGTGGCGCCAGGTCAGATCGTTGCTGACAAAGGTTAGCACTTTTGCCTCGCCAAGGGTACCGAGTTCTCGCGGCCCGCCCGGCTTAACCCGTAGCCGGCCATCTTTGTCGCTGGACCAGTCCTCGCCCATCTCTAGCCAATCGACCGGGGTCTTGCTGTAGGTGACGGTAACGTGCAGCTCGTTGGCGGCGATCAAATCTGTTATGCCTTGCCGCTTGGCCCAGGCCATAATCTCGGCGGTGTTAACCACACGACGGTAAACGTATAGCGTTCTCGGCGCGCCGTCCATGAGAGGCAGGCTGTCCATCGTCTCGTCGGGGTCTGCTGTCTCGTCGATCTCGAACGATGGCAGTATCGAATGCTCAACCAGCAGCGTGGCCGCCGCTTTGGACAGAGCGTCAGCAGGGAATAGCTGCGATTGGACCAGCAGGTTGATTGTCTCGGCGGTCTCCTTGCTGATTTTTGATTTTTGCTCGTCGGTCATTTGCCACAGCGACGCCCACTGATAGTCCACGTCGTCCGGGTTGTCCCCGAGCGCGGACCTGATAAGCGCGTCGTCCAGATTGCGCATGGCGGGCGTTATGATTAGCGATTGGGATGCGTTGATAGCGTCGTAGTAATTTTTCAGGTCCGACTCGCCGGTGCTGTTCATGCCGCCGGGCGATTGGCCGAGAAACCGGGTCAGCGGGATGTCCGCCGCGCCGCTCACCGCTTGTAGTGCCTGGCCGCCAATGTCAGGCAGCCCTGCAAAATTAAACGTTTTCTGTGAGTACTCCTCTTCTTTGTCGATGATCATCATGCCGTTGTTGCCTTTTAGCGTGGCACTGAGGATCACCCGGTCCTCGAGCAGCTTGCGCTGTCGGGGGTCCGCCATTATGGAGCTTAAATCAGGAATCTGTAGGACATCGACCTTCGCCTCGTAAACCAGCGAGCCGGTGTTCGCTGCGATTGAATCGGAGTTGCGCACTGCCTCGTATGCGGCCTGCAGGACGCTGTCGCCCCACCCCTGGTTCACGCCGACTAGTTCCTGCGGGTCCAGTATCGGCGCGCCGATAAATATCGCGATTCGCGACCGGTGTATCTCAACCTGGCCGGACGTAGAACCGCTGATGGTGTAGGACCCGGGCTTGCCGTAGTCCTCCGACATAGGATCCAGCTCGATGTCGCCCGCGACCAGCGTGCCTCTCGGAAATACGGTCACGAACTCCAGCGACCCGCGTGTGATCCTGGAAGGGTCGAGCGGCAAGTGGGCGCGTCGTCGCCTCGTATGCTGAAGTATATCCCGGCGCCGCCGAATAGCCGGCTCTGCTGTAATGCGAGCATGACTTTTTGGGGGAGCTGCAGGCGGTCCTCTTCGGCTTCGATCTTTTGGATCTGGCTGGATTCGGCCTCCCATTCGCGCCATTTGCGCGTGGCGTCTTTTGCGGGAATGTCGACGATCTTTTTGGCCATCCAGGAGGTACGGTAAATGGTGGACCACTGCGAGTCGGTTAAATGGCTGAGCGCATACTCGCCGCCGCTTTGCTTATCGCGCCCGGTGCCGAGGTTGGCCACAAGGTTGCGGAAGGAGTCGGTGACTAACTGGAAAGTGTTCATATCGCTGGCAGGTCCCATAGTGTCTGGGCGGGGGCGCTGGTGACGCGGCGCCACTGGCTGCCGCCACAGGTTAAGCATTTACCTCTCATGACGATATTGCCCTCGGTGGTCTCTGCGTCCCAGACCCGGATGTGGCCGGGCCGGCGTTGAGGCTCTTTTGAGGGAGCAGACCACATTAATCCGTGAGTGTCAAAGACTTTTAGAAGCCCATCGTACCATATTGCCCGGGCGCGCGAAGTGTTAAACGCGCCCCGCAACAAAACCGAGCGGAAGTTTTTCATGGCTCGATTGTGCCGATGTCATGCAGCTGGCCGTTCGCCTGGTTCAACCGCACCCCGCACATCTCAAGCGCGGCGCCTAACGCAATAATGTCAACTTTCGGCGGGGCCGCTACCGTCTCGATGGGTTTGGTCAGGCTGGCCGGGACGGGGACGATCCTGTCTTCGGTCGTCGTGACCGTCCTGTAATCAATGATCGGCTCGCAAACTTGCGGGGCGGAACACCCGCTTAACAAAATCAGCAGGCAGCTCGTCGCCGGCCAGTCTATAGCATTCGTTCCCTGCATTTTCCCGGTACTCCTTCATGAATTCGTTTGTCTCAGCTATCCGCGCTTCGGCCAGCTGGCCGGCGACGCGGGCCTGGCTGACGGCCTCCTCTGCACGCCTGGTCGCTCGGTCCCGGGCTGCGGCATTCTTGTCGTTGACGGCCTGGCAGTCGGCCAGGGCGATCGTTGAGCGCCCCGCCGTTACTTTCATCACGGCTATGGTGTCGCGCTGGGTGTCGATGGCGGCTTCCAGTGCGTCGATTTGTTTATCCTTCCACATGCTAACGCCGAACGTTGTCAGCAAGAGAATGCCTGAGAGCGCCCAGCCGTAAAGCATTACGCCTGCATCCAGTGGTCAATCATCCACGCGATAAAGACCACCGCAGCTATCAGTCTCCACCGATGCACCGGTGTTACTTTCGTCCAGACTGCTTTGAACTGCTTCCCAGCTGCTTTTAACTCGTCCCTCAATCCTGTCCAGTTCATTTTTCCACCTCTCTATTCTAATAACGTAAGTGATCGTTTCTTCGCTGTGCCTGCCTGTAACCTGAATCAGGAATGGCGATATTCGTCCCCAATGCAGCTCCCCCCTGGATAATCGTTGCGCCCTGAGTATATTCCCCGCACCAGCATTATACGAGGCCTGTGCCAGCCGAAGTCGCGACAGCGGCGGGCGAGGACT